GTTGTTGGTTTATCAAGCGTCCAACCTTCTTTAATCGCCCCTAATTCAGAAATAATATGAGAACTTCTATCGTTGATAGAATAAATTTCTTTCCCTCGAAAATCTCGAATATATTCAGTTCCACTTAAATCATTTTTCGCGATAACTGCAAATCCAATCTTAGGCGCTAATGGTTTAACCGTTAACGCACCATTAGGAATATGTAGAATTCCACCGCGTTTTTGAATTACTACAGCTAATTGCGAGACTTCATTTTCAGCGCTGACTGGATAGTAATATTTTATTTCCGTCATGTTTTATATCCTTAAATAGTAATAGCCATTGCCCGTGAAACATTTCTAGATACCGAGTCATAAGAACTCATTTCGACAGTTTGATACCTCCCACTCAATGCCAACAAGCCCCTATTCCCTGATGTTATAACATCACGGCCATAGTTTTCCTTGCGGCTCACACCTCCAATATGGTCAGCCCAAACGGAACCTAATGCGCCTCCAAGCCCTGCGCGTTGAAGATAATAATGCCTAGATGCAGTCTGTGAGCTATTAATTTTACGGCTTCCATCCACCCCTTTACCTTGATCTAATACACGTAAGAACTCACCTCGAATCTCACCTGTATTAATAATTTCAGTATCATCGACAACACTCACCAAGTCAGGATAACGGCGAGCTAATCGCCAATAAATAGAAGTCGGTAAATTGACGTTAATCTCCATCACGGCTGATTCAGGCGGAGTTTCAGATAACCACCAAAAAGGTGTTCCGACTTCTGTACCTGTATATGGTATCCACCAAAAAGGTTTTGTTGGGTCTCCCCATTGCTCATGACGGTTAGTTAAATCAGCAGGATCTTTATCTAAACAAGTTATATTGGGGCCAGCATACATCTGCATGGCAATGACTTCTCCTTCAACTTCAATAGTACAAACTTCACCTGTTTTGTATGTTCTTGTTGCATCCCATGGTGCGTATTGAGTATTCAAAGTTGGAGAATAATTAGATAATTTATCTAATGTGAATTGCTTTATTTCTTCAAAATCTTTATCAAAGTTCAGCGTTAAATCACCAGTCACGTCAACCGTTATACTATCAGCTGGAACTGAATCAAGGATCAAATCAAAGGCTTCTAGTGCACGCGAGCCATTACTACCAGATTTGTACATAATGATGATATCGGGATCACTATCCACTGCGAACAATGTACCGTCTTCTAGATAAAATCCTATTTCACGCCCAATAATTTCAGCTTCTCCATCAAATAGCGCAGTAAGATGTATTTGATTTGAATTTATTTTTTTACCGCCACTTATTGCTAATCGAGTGATTTCATTTTTCAATGAGTCCTGCTCGATATCTGGTACATAGCCAGTAGCCCCAACGCCAACATGCGTTATCTTAAAGCTTATTCCTTGTAAGGAAGCATCAATAGCTTTGTTTAATCCTGCCTGTGTAATTACTAATGCCATTTATTTATGCTCTCATTGTATGACGGTTAATTTGTAAGGTTTGTCGAGTACATGCGACATGAACAGCTTTCTCATTATTGTAATTAACACCCAATGCTGTATGAGGTAATTTATATTCATTCAGTGTTTTCATTAAATCACCTGCTTTTTGATTTGCTTGCAATTCAATGTAAATAACGTTCGGTGTTTCACTATCATCGAATACCGCTCCTTTAATATTATTGTTGTTTAATATTGTTTGGTAATCCGCTAACCTCCAACCTGTTTGGCTGTTATCTGGGGTATATAAAATACTGATTTTAGTTTCATCATTAATCGTTTTGAATTCAGTCGCGGCCGCTTCTAATACATTGTCTAGTTCATCACCTTTTTCATATCGCCAATATTCACCAGGTGGCAATAAATTTGAAACCGCATGCTTAAAATCAGCTTGTTCATATGTAGTTTCTGTTACTCCCAAAGTACACCTCCAAAAGTTAATAATTCATTATCTAAAAACGAGATAGACGATGATGGTGATTTCAGTATGAACTGTTGAACCACATTACTAATAACGGTTGATATTTCATGTGCCTGGAGAGCGACTCTGTTTTCTAATCGATTAGTGAAAAACTTTTGTAATTCATTTGTGATGTTATTGCGATCATTAATATCATCAACACCATATATTGTAATAAAGGTCGGTTTAATGGTTGGGAGTTTAGCGAACGCATGACAACCTGCTAACCGTTGAGCGTCTATATAACTTTGAGCGGTGTTTTTTATTTCTTCAGCAAGAATCGGGTTATCTTCCAATTGTGCAATATAAACGGTTACGTGCCCTAGTTGTGGTGTGTTATCTAACACCCATGCAAAATCGATATCGGAGTGAGATGAAAGCACCCAATATTTATAGTCTTCTATTTTTCCAACTGCATTTTTTTCATTGTAGGCAAGTACAACTCTTGCTCGCCAATGCTCTAAGCTTTCTAACTCTGCGCCCCCGCTTAATTCATTGCTTGTTATGCTTTCTGGGTGTAAGCCTGTTACTGCTGTTACTAGATACAGTTTTTCACCTGCAGGTAAATTCCCATCTTCCCCTGCATTAATTGCTCGAATTGGCACAGGCAAACTAGAAGCGGTTGCCGTTGTTACTTCATACTCAATACCTGCACTTGTTTTTAGAATAATTGAAGACGGCACCAATGTTGCGTTAGTTGATTGTTCAATATTACAAGTACCTTGTGCTGATGCTAATGAAATACGATGTGCTTTTAATCGCTCCGCATGTAGGTATAGCCATTCTTCATCGCATGTTTCTGGGTGAATTTGTTTGAACAAATAATCTGAATAGGCATATTGACCAAATGCAATGCCACCAATGACAGCTGCAAACGCGTTTATTGCTGGGTTATCTACACCCGTTTTGCTTTGGAAGGTTGTTTTTGCTCTATAGATTAACGATTGTAAGCTAGGCGTTTGACTCATATTGTTACCTGTTGTGTTGTGCCATTTTTTAGCGTTATGTTCATAAGTCGTTTTAATTTATTTTCTTCAAAGTAAGCTGTTACTTCTATGCTTTTGGCTATTTTCTCATCAATTAGCCACTGCAACGCTTGCTCTGTATGGCGTTTTGCTCTGTTTAATGTATCGGTTGTTTGTTTACTACGGGCTAAGGTCCAATCCCTGCAACCGACTGCGGTGATGTATTCACTACCCCACCAACCTTGTTTGTCTTGCCCTTCGTCTACGGGGTCATTTTTTTGTGCTTTAGCCCAATTAAGTAAGCTTTGTAATACTGCATGCTCTAAACCAACTGCACTTTTTAAAGGCTCTGTTAATGCTGTTAATTGAAAGTGACTCATACTTTCTCCTTACTGCGGCGGTGAAACCTGTTCGCCTGCTGTGCCAGTTTCGGTATGTGTATGTTTAGTTGAACTGATACCATCAACAACCACATCACCACCTGTCATATTCATCCCACCTTTAGCGGGTACTGCGCCACCACCTACGGCGGCTAAACTGCCAACTGCACAAACGCCTGTTATGGTGGTATTACCATTTATTAACGTTTCACCATTTATTGTTGTTTTTGTTGCTGTAACGGTTAACTTTTCAGTTATGACACTTACACTTTCAGCGGCGTTAACGGCTGCTTTTTGACACGTCACATTGACGTTTTCACCTGCTTCAATATCAACTGTTTTAGGTGTAATGGCTTTAATACCGTTTTCATGCAAATGAACAAAGCTGCCTCGATGATCATGTATTGCAACATCACCTGGTTGTAATTCTATTTCATAGCGTTCGTCTTCAATACAAACTGCTATGCCGCGAGAAGTGTCGCCGCCTACAAATAATGTATAAGCTTTTGCACCAGGTAATGGCCGACTCATAAACCCATAGTTATGCACTCGCTTTATTCTGTCGTTTACTATTCCCGTTGCTAATTTAAGTTGAACGATACCCGTTTCTATTCTTGTTGCGATGCCTGTACCGAATAGGTTTTTTATTCTGTTTGCTAGTTTTTCAGACATAGTTATCCCCCCATCGACTTAAACATTTCAACGGAGGTGTTTTCGCTTTTGTCATTTGCTGATATTGATATGCTTTTAATTAGCAAAGTTTCGTTAAATTCTTTTTTAGGGTTTTTTACAGTAATGGTTTTGTTGATGGCGGTTCCTGTTAATGCAAT